GTTAGTGACTCAGTAGGATTATTTTTTTCCTGATAAGAATAGTCTGTTGACTATCCATACTCTCCAGACAACTCCCTCTATATTAGAAAACTTCTCTGATAGGTAGGCTATCTCGCTACTGTGGATATCTCCCTTTTTTCTGATCGCCTTTAACAATTTTCTTATTTTAAAAAAAGTGACCACCACTGTGCTCAAAATCCCCAGTAGGAGAAATATAATTGTATAGAGTATCCAAATCATCTTTAAAGAGTGTCGATTAGTTGAGACAGGTAGCTATGATATTCCACTGATTGCATCCTCTCTCTCCATATAAAACGTGATCCTTAGGTATCTTGTTTGTAAAAAGATAATCATTTTTTTGCTTTAAGTGTCCTATTTTAGCACATTTCTCACCACAATATTTCCATCTATTTGGCGCTAGTTTCTTTCTGCACTCTTTGCAGTATTTAATAACCTTTTTTTTAGACGCATAAACGCATTTATAGCAAAGGTGTGATCCTAATAGGTAGTCCTCTTCTTTTTTCTCTATATTGCATTTTAAACAGATCATTTTTAGTAAAATTTAAATTTTATTTTGATATTAAATTTTTTCTGATTACGGTCAAGAAAAGAGAGATTATTTTTTAAGATTTCTCTAGTTGGCAGATATGTCCTCGCCAGACAAAGGAAAAATTTATGGAAGATGTCGAAAACCAAGGCAGTGAAGTAGAGGCGATCGCCGCGCCTGAGACGGAAACCCAACATGATACTTCTATTCAAGAGAGTCTTCGAGATACCTCGCAAGAGCGTAATTGGAGACAGCTTCGAAGAGAAAATAGCGAACTAAAAAGACAGGCAGAGTTGCACGCTGAGTTGCTTCGTACTATAGCTTCTCAAAATACAGCTCCTAAAGCTCCAAAAGAGGTTGAAGAAAACTACTTAGATGAAATCGAAAGGGAGGAGTACGTTCCTGGACCGAAAGTAGCTAAGGGTATTAAGCGACTGAAAGAGGAGTTTAAGAGAGACCTTGAAGAGGTAAAAAATGAGTATCGCCTAAGAGCTCAAAACGATGCTTATTCAGACCTTAAGAGGGAAATGCCCGATCTTGAAGATGTCGTTAATCATGAAACCCTAGAATTAGTCAAAAAAACGAACCCTAGGCTTGCTCAGACATGGGTAGGAAAAAGTGATTATGAAATTTATATAAACGCTTATCCCTACATAAAAAATTCAGGTTTATTGAACCAAGTTTCAGATGAGAGGATGTCTAAAGAAGTTGACAAAAGAATAGAGCAGAATAAAAAAACTGTTCCTTCTCCTCATGTAAATAGCAAGAGGCCCATTGTTCAGCTTTTTGATGCCGCCCGTCTCTCAGAAGAGCGTAAACAACTCTTCGCTGAAATGAATCACTATGCTTCTAGGGCAGGTTCGGTTCCTTTTATGGGATAAAACTTATGACAGTAGGTATTAATACGCTGCCTCCTCAGGTGCAGAAGCGTTACAATGCAAAACTTCTGTCGACTCCGGAGCGCAACTTAGTTCACATGCTATTTGCAACTCCGGTTGAACTTCCTGATAATCAGGGGTTCATAGATCGACAGAGTAGATATGATAGATTGGAGTTATTTCCAACTCCTTTAGACGATAGTCAGGTAAATCCTCCTAGCCAACAACTCAATCGAGTAGATGTCGATACATTTGGCAGTCGACATATTAGTGATCTCTTACTTTGTGCCGCGTAAGAGTATATGCCACTTATATTGTTTTGACAAGACAGGTGACAATCACTAACGAGGATTAACATTGAGTCCTCGATAAATCCGCTCTGATTGAGGTGGAAGCCCTAACGTAAAGTCGAGGGTGACACTGGCGAAGATAATAAAGGACCACGATGATTAAGTTGTTTAAGTTTTTGATAACATTCTTCTCGAATAGCTTGGAAGGCTGGAGTCACTCTTCTTCCACCTGCTTTTCCAGTAAATGTTTTTCTAAATTCTTGAATAATGATGGCGTGTTGCTGCTTAATGATCAAATGGGGGATAAGAAGAGGGATAAGTTGATCCAGAGATTCTCTTGTGGTGTACCATTCATAAGAATCTTTCCATTTTGGGTTAACCTTATTCCTGTTTCTGTAAACAATATTTCCTCCGAATTTAATTTTAATCCAGTTAATTACTTCTTGATTGGTATTAACAATTTGAATTCTTGGAAAAAAGTTTTTACAATAGCCTTCCATTCTGTATTGAATGTAAATGCTTCCTTCTCCGTCGATCATACCAGCCAAATAGCCAATTTCAAAATCAGTCCACATTTTTTCACCAAAATTTCTGGGTTTTTCTCTGAAATTATAAATGAATTAATATTTATTGTCACGCTAAACGACTTAGGCGAGTGGAATTCCGAAAGGAATATACGAAAGTCTGATCTTGCGACGAAAGCGCAAGAGGGAGATTCGAAGAAGTCTCCCCGCTCACAAATTATTGTGAGTCATAAAAGTAACAGTTTGCCAGTGTTAAACTCAGCGGCTGCCCGTCTAGGACAGGCTTTGAGAGAGACTCAGGATGTGTTAGTACGTGATAATCTTGAAAGCACTGCCAGCGTAATTAATTGCGTAAATGGTGGTAATGGCGATCTTCCGACAGAAATGTCGTTAGAAGACGTTGATGATGTAGTAACTGTGCTACAAAATAATTCGGGTGAGTACATCACCAATATGATAGAGGCAGAGGATAAATTCTCGACCTCTGCGATTGGCGATTCCTATGGATGTATGTTAACGACCAGGATGATTCCTGTTCTTAACCAAATCTCTGGGTTCACTCGTAAACAATTTTACCCAAACCAGACTCGTACGTTAAGTACGGAATGGGGTGGTGTCAATAACGTTAGATTTTTCATCTCTGAGCAGGGTAGTGTTTCTCCAAATGCTAGCTTACTTGGAAATGATGTGGCTAACTGTTTTGTATCTGCTAAAGAGGGGTATAAAGTTGTATGGCAAGCCGGAGGCAAGAGTAGATTTATTTACTTGCCACCTGGATATAACAACGACCCATGTATAAACCAAAATTTTAATGTACATGTAAAATCCGAAGTAATTGGCTTGGAAGCCTACGATTACGCAGCGTAATTATGGTTACAAGGCGGAAGGGATTGAATAATCGTATCGATTATGTTAAAATATTCAGAAAACAAAGGTTTGTTTATGGATAATTTTATAAAAAAACATGTAGATACTGTTGTTATTTTAGGAGGAATAATTTCCTCTATTTTATGGATGAATGGAAAATTCAACGATGTGGATGAAAAGTTTTTTAGACTGACTGACAGGCTTTATTCTATTGAGAATAGGGTAACAAAAATAGAAACTGTTTTAATCATGAAAAGCATTTATCCCTCAGAGTTATCATGTTCTGAAAAGATTACAATCTCGCCGTGATCGACTAAACCTTTGGACTCCGATAAGGAGATGTGATAGTCAAAGCTACAGAGGAAACCTGTAGAGAGCGATTCGAAGCGGTCGCTCCGCCTAGCAATAGGTCAGTAAGCACGCTGTTGCTGAAAGTAATAGAATGGTTAAGACATACAGCAGGATGCTCCTTTTATCAGGGGCAATGTATCACAAACGATCTTTGGGTTCAAAACCTTAGATCAACAGGAATATAGGAGGAAAAGATGTTACCATATTCGTTTATCGGATCAGGTTCATATTTGAACTCTGCTACGCCTGTTGCTCAAAATATTGCGCTCAATGATACTCCCGATTTTTTTTATGTCAAGAATATAACAAATTGGGGAAGCGCAAGTACGGCGGATGCAGCTATTTATAGTGAGTTTTACAACTCTACTATGACTCCTGGTTCTTATTTAGGCCTGGGACAAAATAGCAGCGCGACGCCTGCGAGCGTAACAACCTATGCGACTCAAGGAGCAACTGGAGGATTTACTTGGATTAATCCAAATAATCCCCCTTCCTATCCAGCTTTGACAGCTACGGCAATTAATAACTCTACCTTTGTTGTCTCTATGGCTAATACCAGTGGCATCTCAGTAGGTGATATTGTTCGTATTACTACTCCAACTGGAATGAATCAAATAGGTGGATTGACGTTCCAAGTCACAGCTGTAAGCGCAAACACAAGTATAACACTGGGGTATATGGCCTCTGCTGTTGCTGCTGGTTTATCGATTGCAGCTAGTGCTACTGGAGCAATAGTTAGAAAAGTTGTGCCAAATTTATTCTATCCTAGAAAAAAATCTGTTCTCTATGTGACTCAGGCCACACAGGCAACTGTCTATTTTTCTGAGCAGAATGACTTTACACCGGGAGAAATTGTAGATTTTACAATTCCAACTCCCTATGGAATGACACAGCTTAGTTATCTAACAGATAGTACAACTCCGGCCCGTGTTTTATCGGTTACAAATTCGGCGACAGTCTCGTCTATTGTAATCAATGTAAATACGACTGGATTTACGCCATTTGTCTATCCGACATCTGCTGCAATTATTACAGCAATCAATAGCCCGGCAACGTGCTATCCTGCTGGCTCTGGCATTGTTCCATTAAATGGAAGTGCAACGACTCCGTTGTCTCCTCCAGGAACAAACCTACTAGATGCTTTTGATAATCGAAATCAATATTTTATGAATATTGGTCTCAGTGTTGTTGGAGCTGCTAGTTGTACAATGCAATGGGCTGCTTGGAAGGGAGATTACTCTTCTGCTCTAAGTAACGCATAAATTGAAGCAGCCTTGTTTTTATACAGGGCTGCTTTTTCTTTACATTCCAAAAAAATTATTATCTTTAAGAACTTTATATAATGAAGGAGATTTTTCTTTATTTTCCTTAACCCATTTAAAAAATAGGTAGGGATTGATTAGGTATAATCCAAAATCATTGATGAAGAAGAAGTCTTCTTTAGAATCAGATCTTAATAATTTATATATTATTGATCTAACTGTTGTTGGTTTTATTTTTTTATAAATCCTTTTAAAGTCTTCTATTAATATGTAATCAGTGTGGGGATTATGTTCTGTATGTGAAGGATTTAGATACTCCTCTTTTAGTTTTTCCATTCCAAAGAAATCATTTTCTATAATTCTTTTTTTTAAATTGATTTTGACATTGCAATTTAGAATTTTTTTAAAAAATTGATAGGGTTGTATTATATGTCTAGAATAATCAAAAAAATCTAGCCAGTGATTTAATGTAGATTGACTAAAAATTGGATACTTTTCAAGGAAAAGAGAGAAAGTTAGAAAATCTTTATAAGGATCAAATTCTTTTTCCTCTATTTCTTCTTCGCTTTCTTTTTTCTGCTCTAATTCTACGATCATTTCTTCAAGAAGTTTTACAATAGATTCTCTTTCTGTAATCTGCATATCTCCTCCTATTTCCATTCAAAATAAAAGTTTGTATACTAGTTAAATTTTTCTTTAATACCATGAAAAAAAGATCATGAGGAGAAAAATTTATGCAGGTTATTCAACTAAATAAAAAAAAGTATATCCACGCTACTGCTACACAAAGAGCTGAGGTTGAAGAAAAAATTAAAAAAATGAGGAAAGAGGATGAAAAGCCTGTAAAGGGCATGTTTGAGTTTGTAGATGCAGGAGGTGGCTGGTTCGATTTCTCCTATAGAAAATATAAGCAGCCAATTGACATTTATAAAATTGTTCACGGTGAGATTTGTGAGATTCCCTGGGGAATCGTTAAACATCTAAATAATCTTTTTGTAAAAGTTAGAATGATGCCTAAACAACTCGATGAAAATGGTAGGGCACTAGGTTTGCTTCCTGTCACTAGGAGGTCTAGAACCAAATTCACGCCAATAGAGTGTTTACCCGAAGATCTTGTAAGAGAGAATTCTTGATCTTATGGCTATTGTTACTCTGAATGCAATCATTGGTAAAATTAGAAGATTGACAGGCAGTTCGGACCCTTTACAGCTGCCCGACACAATTTTAATAGGCGGTTACCCTTATGCTACGAGTATATCCGATTATATTAACAGCTTCTATAGTTATGATTTTCCCTCTGAATTTAGGTCTTTAAAACTAAAGGATGTCTATTCTTTTAACACTGTTCAGGGAATAGACGTCTATCCATTTAATTCAGAGCAATACACGACTGTAGAGATGCCCTGTTATTGCATGAAGAGAGAAATGCAACTCTTTAATGATCCCTGGTCGTTTTATGGAGTCAATTACAATTGGCAAACACAGACTAACTTTGACTATGGAGATAATAGCTCTGGTCCTTATTCGGGATTTTTAAGTGCGATTCCGCTAATTAGGAGTGTCAATAACAATCCTAGCGTGGCAGCTACTCCTAATATTACTCCACAATCTACCAATGGAGTTACTATCTATCCTACTCAAGGATATTCTGGTTATCCAGTAGGGAGAGTCCAAAATGTATTGATAACGGCTAATACTTCTACCGGTACGGTGAATGTAACTGATGATGGTTTAGGTAATTTAATAGGTGATTGTTATTCAGGAACCATTAACTACCAAACTGGAGAAATCAGTAATTTAATTTTTGGTACGGTAAGCAGTCCTATCTCTATCCCTTCGGGAAATTTTATACAGTGTCAATACAATCCAGTTCAGGAGTCTATTCCTCTTAGCATTATGTTTTTTCAAAATCAATTTACTGTAAGACCTGTCCCTGATCAGGGTTACACGATTGAACTCATTGCTTATAGACAACCCTCTCAAGCTCTTCTTACGCAGTCGGCAAATACGGGAACTCCTGAACTCTCTGAGTGGTGGGAGTGTATTGCAATTGGAGCTTCTAAAAAGATATTTGAAGATCGTCTAGACATGGATGGAGCAGCAATGATGGATAAGATGTTACAAGAAAGATATCAAATTGCCTATACCAGGACCTATGCGCAGCTAGGAAAACAACGAGTCAATACGATTTATCAGGATCAATTAGCAGGTAATTATGCAGGCAGTGGTTTCGGTTTTGGATCAGGAGGAAGCATATGAGTTTTACTCCTAATATTCCTAATACAGGTCAAAGTTTAGGACAGACTAAGGTTGCAATACAAAATAACTTCACTAATTATAATACGGTAATGAGCGTAGATCACGTGGCTCCCAATGATACAGGTCAAGGCAAACATAAACACTCTACTTATGTAGCCCAAAGCAGCGATCCTGTTAATTTATCAGGGGAAATCTCCACCTACAGTAAAGCTATTTCTGGGGTTACTGAGCAATTTGTAATTCGGGATGCAGTAACAACGGCGATCCAGATGACAAGGGGAACCCCCTCTTTGGGAACTTCCGGACGTACATTTTTACCGGGTGGGCTTTTGTTGCAATGGGGGCAGGGTTCTTCTGGAACTACTATCAATTTTACATTTTCCACTCCTTTTAATAATCCCCCCTACTCTTTGCAAGTGACTCCTTTAGCAAATAGTACATCTGGAAATGCTGCTGTAATATCTATTGGGTCTGTTACAAGCAGTGGATTTTCTGCTCTTGTTAGCCGCTCTGGACTTTTTGTCTATTATATCGCTATAGGGGTGTAGATTGTGGAATCCATTTTTATCACTGGATATCCAACAGGTCTACAAACTGATAAAAAGCCTTTTCTCCTTCCAGACACTGCTTGGCAGACGATGGAGAATGCTTTTATATTTAGAGAGAGGGTCAAAAAGCGTCAGGGTCTTGAATATTTAGGAAGATTAAAAAGAAATTTATCTTCCCAATCTTTAGGATCTACGGTCACCTCTCAATTAACCTATACCTTTAACATAAAGAGTCTTCTTTCTCTAGAATCTTCTGCCGAAATCTCCCCTTCAAGCTTAGTTGTAACAATAACAGGTGCAGATAGCGCTACCTTTACAGATCAGGGAAATGGCCAATTAACTGCAACTGGCACTGGAGTTACTTTAGGATCTTATGTTGTCTATAATAATGGTGTAGTAACTATAAATTTATCTGCTTCTGTGGGTTCCTCGCCAATTACAGCCTCCTTTGATTACTTCCCAACCCTCCCTGTGATGGGAATCATTCAAAGGGATTTAGGGTATCTCAATCAAAAACAAACCCTTTGGTTTGATACGAAATATGCCTACATCTTGAATGGCTCTAATTATATAGAGTTTATACCTGGAACAACATGGAGCGGATCAGATAGCGATTTTTTTTGGGGATTTAACTATAGGGGAACGGGCCCTCAAAACAAACTTTTGTTTGTGACAAATTTTGTCAATACAGCCGGGTCTCCTATGAGATATACAGATGGAACTACCTGCACTACTTTTGCTCCGGCTATTACTTCGACTCAATTCCTATTTCAGGCTCGCATCATCGTTTCTTATTATAATAGGTTGATCGCTCTCAACTGTATAGAGGGAGTCTCTATATCGGGAGCTGTAACAATAGGTAATAGGGCTAGGTGTTCCGGACCTGTTGGTGCTGATCCCACAAGTAGCAATGCATGGCGCGGTGATCTACCTGGTAATGGATTTGTCTTTGATATTCCCACTAATGAAGATATCACATCTGCGATGTTTGTAAAAAATACGTTGGTAGTTAGGTGTGAACAGACTACCTGGCAACTGCGCTACACGGGAAATTATGGAAATCCCTTCTTATGGGAAAGGGTATCAGCGGATTTTGGTGGTGAATCTACCTTTGCTGGGGTTCTTCTAGAAAATAATCAACTAGACATTGGCACAAAGGCGATTACAGCTGCTAATTCAATCGAGGTAAAGAGAATTGATTCCAATATTCCTAGTCAAGTTTTTCAGTTTCAAATTTCCAATAATGGATTGAAAAGAGTTCAAGGTATAAGAGATTATTATAATGAATTGATATATTGGAATTATCCAGACTCAAATACTCAATTAAATCAAAATACTCCTGTTATTTTTCCAAACAAAGTATTAGTATACAACTATAGAAATTCTTCATGGGCTATTTTTAGAGATAATGTAACAGCCTTTGGAACGTTGCAATTAGTTAATAATCAAGTAACTTGGGATAGTACAACGGTAACTTGGGATGATGAAGATGTCACCTGGGATGATACTGAATCTCAATCTAACTTTCCTGCTACGGTAAGTGGGAATGCCCAAGGATGGACTTTTCTCTATAATTATAGCAATCCCGATGATCCCTCATTAAGTATTCAATCGATCAATCTGACCACTACACCGATTCAGCTCACAATCCCAAATCATAATTTGCTGCAATTTGAGACCTTTCAGATAAAGGGAATGAATTTTTTGGAAAGTGTAGGATTTTCTCCTATAGAGTGCAGTCTAAACAATGGACTTTTTAATGTTTTGAATGTCGTAGATGCTAATACAATTGAAATTTCTCAGTGGGATTTTTCCGAAAATTCCTACACAGAGGATATTGTTGTGACATTCACTCCAGTGACTCCTTTAGTGAATGTGATATACATAGGATTAGGCACTCTTACGCTCTTTCCAAAATTAAATATTCAAACCAAAGATTTTAATATTTATCAAAATAGTGGATTGCAGACGAAATTGTCTTCGATCGACTTTCTTATAAAGCCTACTTCCAGTGCCTCTATGTCCGTCTTTTTATATAAAAATGCTTCTCCAGCTGTGAGGGGAAATTTTTTAATTAGTAGCAACCCTGCTACTTGGATTCAAGATATGGAAACATCTGGTCAAAATACTTTCTACTCCCCCGTATCTGATTATTCTTGGTTTAGATTTTTTACTACTCTATCGGCTCAATATTTCAATATAAACCTAACCTATGATGATGCATTAATGAATACATTATCTACACACCAGCAGGGATGGGAACTCTATGCCATTAATGCCAGATGCATGCCTGGAGGTAGGATTACATTCTAGTTTATTCATTTTTATTATATAATTAATGAGATGTTAATAACTTTTTAGGTAAATAAATGAGCTGGGAAATTATTGTAGGATTGGTATTGGTCATTGGAACGATTTTAGGTGTGACGATTCCTTTGCACCAAACAATTAGAGAAGACATGAGATTTGCTCAATCAAGATCAGATGCACAAATAGCAGCTATCAGTCAAAATATCTTAGCTATTCACCAAGAGATGAAAGATTTTCATAGTAGATTATGCCGTATAGAAGAGCGTTCTAGAGGTCTCAAGATGGATGAGACAAAGGAGAAATAATATGAATTTAGAAATTATTGTTGCTATTATGGGTAGCACAATTGCAATTGTGGGCGTAGTGGTCGCTATGATGTTTTGGGTTCGTCAAGAAGCTAATGCATTAAGAGCCGAAGCAAAAGAAGATAGAAAAGATTTTATACAAATAAGCAGAAATTTAGAAAATTATGTTTATGCAATTCAATCTGAAATGAAAGATTTTCATAATAGACTGTGCATTATTGAGGAGCGTTCAAGAGGTCTAAAATCAGAAGAAACAAAAAAGAAATAGCGTATGTCTACTAATACCCAAATTTTATCGGCTAATCAGTTACCTATTTCAATTGAAATTCCCTCTGATATAGATCACATGCAAAGTGTTCTTACTGAACATTTGTCTAGAGTAAGTAACACTGTAAATTCCAAAGAGGGTTCCCTCTATGATTTGCAAGAAATTTCTAATTTCCAACAATTCTTTACTCAAGGAAATCCTCAAATCTATAGAGATGGGTATCGATTTACTTTTGATTTAGTCGCCATGAACGGGGGAAACATAGCTGGAAGTGCTACAGTTTCTTTTCCTCACAACATTTCCAACATCATAAATGCAACGCGTATCTATGCTTCTTGTACAAGTACAACTCCGGAATATTTTTCTGTGATGTATCCAGAAGCAAAACTCAATGCAACTCAGATTGTTTTTACCAACCCTCAAACATCGCCTTTGAGTGGTTGCATATTCATAGCTGAATATACAAAAACATGATAAAATATCTCCTAAAATAGGGATAAAATTATGGATTGGTCAAATGTTATAATTTCTATATGCACTGTTTCTACAACTGTGCTGGCTATTACATCTATTTTAGGGAAAAAATTTGATAAAATAGATGCTAGATTTGAAAAAATAGATGCTAGATTTGAAAAAATAGATGCTAGATTTGATAAAATTGAGACGGAATTAAAGTCTAATGGAGAAAGATTGGCGCGTGTAGAAGAAAAGTTAATTAGTTTAGAGAGTCGTTTAGAAGAAAAAATAAATGGATTGGATAGAAGGGTAAGCCATCTTGAAACTATGCTTAGCATGCTCGTTTCCTTTCTGTTAGATCATAAAAAAACTGGAACAGAAAAAATGTAAATCTATTTTACATAAGAATGTCCAAAAAATCTAAGACTTGCAATTTAACCACCTTTAAAGGCTCAAGGTTGATTTTTATCTAATCTGGGCTACCTTCATATACCTCAATCTATTTAATTTAATCTACGGCCTCTCTACAAAGAGCAAAAAATGTAAAACCGTTTTACATTTGTAATCTTATTTATGATGATGGGAAAAAAGAGGTTATATGTCTCCAAGCGTAATTATGGGGCTTCTTTCTGCTGCTGGAATCGGTGGAAGCATTTTTGGTAAGGGATCTAAGGATAAATTTGGTCGTATAGATACTCTGACTCAAGGTCAGCATCAAGGTCTAGATGATATTTTATCGCAAATCAGAGGCGGAAGAGCTTCTCAAAATTATGATCTTTCCCAGGATTATCTAAGTAAGCTTTTAAGTGGTGATGAGGGAGTTTACGATCAATTTGCTGCTCCTTATATGCAAAACTTTAAAGAGAATATCCTTCCAGGGATTGCAGAACAATTTGGAGGTGCTGGAGGAGGACTTGGGGGTGCAAATGAGAGTTCTGCATTTGGTCAAGCCCTTGGAGGAGCTGGGGGTAATTTACAAGCGCAATTAGCCAATCTATTTGCTAATCTTAGACAGCAGTCAGCTGGACAAGCGATGGGTCAATATAATTCGTTGGCAGGTCTAGGACTCGGCACTCAAGCCTTTCAACCCTATTATCAACAAGGCCAACCTGGGTTTGGGAGTCATCTCGCTTCCGGTATTGGAGGAGGATTTGGAAAGGCTTTTGGGCAAGTAGGCGGAAAGGCTTTTTCGGATTGGTTGGGTTAATATTTAAATAGGCTTTATATGGTACATATTCTTCCTCCTAAACTCAATATTGGCTCTATGATCGGGCAGAGTTTAGGTCAAGGTTTAGCGGGCGGCTTTGAAAAAGGAATGGATCAAAGCCTATCTGATCAATTAGATGAAAAAAAACATCAGAGAGCTTTAGAACAGATAAGAGCAAAAGAACAAGCTAAATATAAGGAAAGAACAGATCAATTTTTACGTGCTCGAGAAGAAACAGAAAAAAGAAGGTCTCTTTCTGAATCTTTAGAAAACAATCCTGAAAATCCTAAAGGACTTACTCAAAATGAAAATAGACCTATTACAAATGATGACGTAGAAAATGCTTATTTATTAGCTAAGGAATATGGAGAGGTTAAACAAAAACAAAAAGAATCTCAAGATCGTAAATTTGAAGCAGACAGAAAATTTCATTCCACAAGATCAAACAAATTTTTAGATGAAGTAAACACTTCTTTTAAAGGAATCCCTGAAAGAGAAGTAGCCTTGAATGCTGCTGAAGCGGCAATTACTTCCGGTCAAATGAATAATGCTTTAGGAGGAGACTTTTGGGCTAATGCTTTAGGTATTCCTTCATTGAGAGATGTAAGCGGGGCCGTATTAAATACGGCGGCAAAAATTAATTTAATAGGATCTCTCAGTCGCGTTTCTGCTAGACCAAATCAGTTTTTAGAGAAACAAATTGCTGATTCTTTTGCTAAAGCTGGACAAACTAAAGAAACCAATTTAGCTCAAGTAAGACTAGGTAAATCCATCTTGAATATGGAAAAGAATTTTAATGAAGTTACAGATAATTTAGCAGATCAATACAGACAGTCTCTGGGATATGTGCCAGAAAATATAGATTCTATCGTTAGGAAGCAGGTAGAGCCTTTTAATAAAAGAGAAATGGAGAGAACTTCTTTAGATATTCAAAGATTAACAGAAAAACAACTGGGTTCTGCTAAACTTAATTCTGTTCAAAAAGTATATCCTGGAACTCCTCTTACCCCTGAAAAATATAGAGTCTTGTTTAATAAAGCGTCGGGAAGCACAGAAGAAGAGAGAGATAAAAAGGCTATTGAGACAGCTAAAAAAGCTGGGTATAGAATTTTAGACCTTAACGCTCTTGGCTATAATGAGTAGTTATTTTAAAAACCTATATTCTAATCCAAAAGAAGAAGAAAATCTAGAAAACTTTTCTTCATATTATTCTGCTAACAAAAAATCTACAGATAAAGATATTCAAGAAGAAAATCTAAAAAATGATTTAGATTCTAATGATGAGTCTCTGGGATCTAAGATTATTCGTAATACAGCCCGATTAGGAACAGATGTGGCTCAAACTGTTGTTGCATCCCCAGGAGAAAACCTTGCTTTTGCTAATTTAGCCGCTGGACCTATTTATGAGGGAATTTCAGGAAAAAAATCTTCTCCTTATGAAGAAATGGGAATATCTAAAATACTTCCTACCAATGAGCAATTACAAAAGAATCGTCCCGATTATCTTCTTCCTAAAAATGAAACAGAGGCCTTTTTCAGTGATTCCGTTAAAAATATTACAAATCTTTTAAATCCCATAGACTGGGCTGGAAAATATAAGTTTGCAAAAAAAGGAGTGAATCTAGCAGCCCAATTAGGAAAAAAGTTATTTAAAGCTACTGCATTAGAGAGTGGTGGAGAGTTGGTAAAACAGGGAGCTGAAAAGTTAGGAGTAGATCAAGAAACTTCTAAATATTTGAAGTTTGGTTCTGTTGTTTTATCCTCAATTCTTTCTGAAGGGGGCTTAAATGCCGCTAAAAAACTATCAAATTCTCTTTACGATCAAGCAAGAAAACTTAGATCTCCTTCTTCTTTTGTTAATGCAAATAAGTTAAAGACAAAGTTGGTTAATTTAAAGAAATCTCTTGAATCAGGCGGTGTTTCTCCGGCATCATCTTCTTCTCTTAAAAAAGTAGATGAGATGCTGGAAAATATCAATAAAGGACAAGGAAGAATTTCTATAGAGGATTTAGAAAATTTTAAGAAGAAAATTAATATTGATCGTGGAAATCTTTATCAAGAATTACCAGGACGATCGAATAAAGCAGGAAGAAAAACCTTAAAATCTAATATTGATAGTGTCTCTTCAATAGTAGATGAAGGGTTAGATGAATATGGAAAATTAAATCCTAAATGGTATAAAAAATATAAAGAAGCGAATGAGGTTTTTTCTTCTATCGAAAGTAGTAAAACAATCTCGAGAAATCTTGGTCATTTAGCAAAAAAATACTCTCCGCATTCCCTTTCTGGAGTTATTTTAGCGGGAGCTACAAATCCAGAAATGATCATTCCAACGGGAATTGGCTCTATTGCTACTTTTGCAGGATTAAAAGTTGCAGAATTAGGAGCTAGATTTATGAAAAGCCCTAGTTTAAGAAAACACTATATGAATATTTTAGAGGGAGCTGCTACAGGAAATTCTCAGTTTGTAGTTTACAATCTCAACTTACTCAAGAAAGCGATTGAAGATGATCCTTCTCTGTTAGAAGAAAAAAATGATGCTAATCCTCATTAAAATGGTCACCCTTCCCACTAAAATATTCACCTATTTCATTGAAAATTCCAAAAAATAGTAGACCAAGAGCTAAACAAAATACCCACACTTTAAATTCTCCTCATTTCTTCCATAATTCCCTCTATTTTTGATAATCTTTCTCGAGTTTGCATCATATAAGTCATAAGAGTAAAAAAGCCGATTAGGATTGCTATATAGACTCCAATCTTTTCCCAATTGATGTCTTTCCAGTTAATGTTTGACATTAGGTAAGCTCCAATAGATTCCCCACATTAAAACACTGAGACAAAAAATAGTGATCCAGAACATGGTTATTTCCCTCTGTTTCTTTCTTCTATAGCACAGAGTCTTCCATGAAAATCTCTAATTTCATGTAATAGCGCCTGCTGAAATTGTTTTGAATCTGCATTTATTGCTTCAATAGAAGCTTGCATTCCTTTTAATGTACTTTCTGTCTTATTATCTAAGTGCATATATAGGGCAATAATGGTTCCTAGGTTAGCTAACACAACTGCTAGCACGGTTAAAATCTGATTCCAATCCATCTTACCTTCCCCTGTTTCTCTCTTCTATAGCACAGAGTCTTCCATGAAAGTCTCTAATTTCATGCAAAAGTGCTTGCTGAAACTGTTTTGAATCGGCTCTCATAGCCTCTAGTGTAGTTTCTGTCTTATTATCTAAGTGCATATATAAAGCGACTATAGTGCCTAAGTTTGCCAAAATTACTGCTAATACTGTTAAAATTTGGCTCCAATCCATCTTATTTCCCTCTATTTCTTTCTTCTATAGCACAGAGTCTTCCATGAAAGTCTTTCATTTCTGCATGAATTGCTTCAATAGAAGCTTGCATCCCTTTTAATGTACTTTCTGTCTTATTATCTAGTTGCATATATAGGGCAATAATGGTTCCTAGGTTAGCTAACACAACTGCTAATACTGTTAAAATCTGATTCCAATCCATGTTATTTTCCTCTATTTCTCTCTTCTATAGCACACAATCTTCCATGAAAGTCTTTCATTTCAGAATGAATAGCTGCAATTTGTTGTTGAGTTTGTAAATGCAAAGGAATAACTACGCCTAGGATAGTTCCTAAAAATAAAACCATAGATGCTAAAACTTCCCAATGAAATTGTTTTTTGTCCATGTTATTTCCCTCTATTGCGTTCTTCTATAGCGCAAAGCCTTCCATGGAAGTCTTTCATTTCAGCATGAATCTCTGCGTGAATGGTAGAAATTTGTTGTTGAGTTTGTAAATGCAAAGGAATAACTACGCCTAAGATAGTACCTAAAAATAAAACCATAGATGCCAAAACTTCCCAATGAAATTGCCTTTTTTCCATCTTATTTTCCTTTTCCTTCTAAATATCTTTGCATCATCTGGGTATATTTCTCTTCCAAAGAACACAACCTCCCGTGAAAGAATTTCAGCTCGGACCTAAATTCTTTAGTCTCTTCTCTGAACTCTTTCATTTCTTCCGAAACCTTATCAAATTTAGCATCTGAATCTTGTTTATAGGATTGTAGTTGCTCTTTAGTCTCCCTTCTAAAGTACCAGCAGCAACCAACCGATGTTCCTATGATGCTTACGACTTGTAGCCATTCCATCTTATTTCTCCGTCCCATTTCCTGGCCAATTTCTCCAGATAGCCCCTTCTATACGCGCTACTCTTTCGCTAAGAGATTCAATTTTATTTGAAAGTCTATCCATTCTCATCATCATGTAACCAAATCCACCGACTATAAGTCCTATCAAAGACCAAAATTGGTAATCGTTCATATTATTCCCTATTATTGATCTTTTATCATAGCAAAATTGCCTAATTAATAAAATGCGAATATAAACTTTAAATCGTTTTTTTATTTAAAAAATTTTATTTTAGATTTTTTATTTTCTAATTGAATAATTCTATCTGCCAGATTCTCTACTATATCGAGTAGTAGGTTGTAAGACTTCTCAAGTTCTCCATGTCTAGCAAAAAGAGCCCTTCTCATAGAGGATTGCTCTTCTTTTAATTTAGCAATACTCCACTCTGTAGCTATGTCATCTTGACCAAAAAAATCTAATTGATGAGCCATATTTTCTCCCTAAATAGGATAAGATTTTACCATATCTCACCTTTAGATCTCTTATAAATTTTGCAAAATGTAAAACAGTTTTACATAGCCCTTTATATTCTTCTAATTATAGTGAGGTAAATCATCGAAGATAGGAAGAGTATGGGATCTACAAAATTACAGAGAGTCATTAGTGTTTCGAATACAACCGTTGAAGTTCTCCCTCCTCCTGTCCTAGCAAATAGAGCTCCTCTTACAACTGATTACCAATATCCTAATGGACAGCAATGGATTAACTATTCAGTTTCTCCACCGATAATTAGTGAATACACAGGAAAAGGAATATGGATTGATATTTCTGGAACAAGTGCTATTAATACTTTAGAAGGCAATTCTGGGGGGTTTGTTAGTCCTGATGGTTCTGGCAATCTTCATGTAATCGGAGATGGTACAACAGCAACTGTTGTTGGCAATCCAACGACTAATACCTTGACTATCTCTTCGGGAGGATCGGTAGCTACGAGCTATGTTGAAGATACGGGAAGTGCTCTTCCTTCTATAGGTATATTAAAAATATTAGGAGGGACTGGAATCTCTACTTCTGGTACCGGCAATACTGTTACGGTTTCTTCTAATGCAACGGTAGCTACGAGCTATGTTGAAGATACGGGAACTGCTGTGCCTTTTAGTGGAATTTTAAATATATTAGGAGCCTCGGGTGTTACCACATCTGGATCTGGAAATACTGTAACAATATCTCCAGGATCTTCGATAGCTACAAGTTATGTTGAAAATACAGGAAGCGCAACGCCTTTTTCTAATGTATTAAATATATTAGGTGGAACAGGTATTTTAACTTCTGGAACAGGCAATAGTATAACAATTTCTTCCACTTCTACCGGATCTCCGATTCAACAAGTGAGAACTTTTTTAGCAGGAAGATTCCCTTTAACAATTAATGCTCAAAATATTGTAAATGTTCCTCAGAGTACAGATGGTGCGCAAATCATGTCTGTAGCTATTACTCCTATTTCATCCAGTAGTATTCTGGAAGTACGTATTATAGCCCAAATTGGACAGACTTCAGGAAACTATTACAATGCTATTTTAAGTATTTTTCGAGATTCTGACACGAGTGCTAGTTTGGCTTCATCTTGTACTTCACCTGAGTCACAAATAGTTTTAAATGGATTTATTGCAGCTAACACAACCTCTCCCATAACGATTGCTGCTAGGATAGGAGTAAATGCACTCTACTCAGGGGCACAGCTGGCAATTATAATAAATGGAAATCTTACTGCTGCTTATTTCGGAGGAGGGTCTGTTTGCAACACTTGCATGAGCGTAACCGAATGGCCTTCATAATCTTCTTTGAACTTAAAAAAATATTTGATATGAAGAGGACGTAAACTCCCTAAGTTTGTTAATAGATGAAGAGCTCTCAAAAAAAAATGAGAGCTCTTTTTTATTTATCTCTTTTATCCAATTACTTTATTTTTCTCTCTAAGAAAATAAAATAAAAAACTATTGACTGTGTGATTTTTATTCATCAAATTGAAATTTAATAAGAAAACTAAGGTCTTTCATGGGTACTAAGATTCAAAGAGCTGTTGGGGTTGGAGCTCCTTTTATAAATGTATTTCCTATACCTATTCACGAGCAGAGGGCACCTACTACTACCGATGATCAATACCCTCCCGGCCAAGAATGGTTTGATGATAGTCAAAGCCCTTCTATTCTCTATCAATACGTGGGAAATGGGATCTGGAACGCTTCTTCTTCTACCTCAGGGGTCTCGACATTAACAGGAAATACAGGCACAGCCTCCCCTGCTTCTGGAAATATCGCTATTGTAGGAATCGGAGCGGTTTCTGTAGCAGGATCAGGAAGCACTTTAACCATCTCAGCAACTATACCAGCCTCTTTTACCTGGAATGACAATGCAACCTCTCTCACGATGGTCTCTAACAATGGCTATCTTGTAAAATCTGCTTCTCAACAAAGTTTTACTCTTCCTACTACAGCAGCTCTCGGAGACCTTATAGAAATTGTTTGGGTTTCAGGAGCAGGCGGATTTAGAATTACTCAATCAGCAGGCCAACAAATTCGATACAGCGGAAATCTTACAACAGCAGGAGCCACAGGAACTTTAACTTCTAGCTCTGTTGGTAATACAGTACATCTAGTTTGTACAACGGCAGGGGCCTCCTCTTTCTGGGTGGTAGATTTCAATCAAGGACCTTTAACAGCGGCATAAAATATGACTCTAGCTACAACTAGTACCTATAATTTTGGATCTTACCCAGTCATTGTTTCTACAATCCAGGGCACTTGCTCCACAACCGATGTAATGACCGCCTTTAATGCTGTTGTAGCCCAAGGTGGGGGATCCATATTTATTCAGTCTGGAACCTATACTTTCAATGGGGCCTTTAATGCTTTAGGAACAAATATCACAGTTGCTGCTCCTCCTACCAATGCTTTAGGAGTCTTAGCAGTTCCAGAAAATTCCGTGATGTTTGTAGGTAATCATACGATTACGGGTGCAGGAAATATTACTTTCGAAAACATTACTTTTCAGGCCTCTAGCGGAGTAGCCCTATCAGCAACTAGAGCATCCTCTTCTAGCTTATCTTTTACTCAGTGTACAATTAGCAATTCTGCTGGATCAGTCTTCTCTTTTACTGGAACTAACTCAACTTCATTTTTGGCTTTAGAAACCTGTAATCTCATAGGAACAACTAGTGGAGCTTCTTTATCTGCCTGTACAGCCTCTCTTTTCAATACAGTTGTAGATTCAGGAAGTGCAGCAGCTCTTACCCTAGGGGCAACTACTAGTGTTACAGCCCAAACATGCTATTTTTTATCAACTTCTAGTAATGATGTGTCTATTACATCTGCATCCGCTTCGATGTCATCTACTAACTGCTCTTATATAGCTGCATCTAATTCTTCCTGTATTGATTATACTGGCGTTGGAAGTTTAATTAGCATCAATGACACCTATAATTCAAATGCAGTCTCAAATTACTATGCAACAACTAGTAACTCGTCAGCTGGATCCATTTCTTTAGGTAATGCAACCTTAACAGGTAATGCTAAGCAAGTTAATCCTATTTTATTAGCTACCTATTTCTCCTCTTCCAATGGTTCTGGTATTGCATGGTCTGATGTGAGCTCTTCAGCTACTGTCTCTATTGCATCTGGTTCATTTGCGACAGCTGCTATCACCCTTACACTGCCAGCATCTCCAGCAGAGGGCGCGACATGTGCTTTTGTGGCAGACACTTCTGGGGCTTTAGTGATACAGGCAAATACGGGTCAGGTTATTCGAGTGGGAAATATTGTCAGCGGTACAACAGGCAATGTGACGACCACAGCACAAGGGGATTCTCTTACTTTAGTATATAGAACCTCTGGACAGAGATGGATAGCTACGCAGTCGATGGGCAACTTAACGGTAACATGATTTATTTTGATTTATGTCGTTCTTCAACGCCGAATATTCTCATGTGGATGACTTTCATTTCTCCTCTAATTTCTGCATCCTGCCTTTCTAGACGTCCATGGAAATCTCTATTTTCCTGCTCCATCGATCTCATAATGTCGATCATTTCACGCCTAAGTTGTATATTTTGCTCGTCAGATCTTCTTGCGTCTGCTCTAGCTTCTGATCTTGACCAAAGCCACATAGGAAGAATTACAGCTAGATTCCCAAAAACTAAAACAAAAAGTTGTGCCCATTCCATAATTAATCCTATTTTAGGGAGTGCATTCTAACATGCCAATAAACAATAGCTCAAATTTATTTGCAACTACTCCCTATATTGTAAGTGCAATAGCGTCTCAAGGCTCCTACACCACAATTCAGGCAGCGATTACAGCGGCATCAACAGCTGGTGGCGGAGTAGTCTATGTAAAACCAGGTACTTATTTTGAAAATCTTTCTATAGCTAATAATGTAACATTAGCAGGTACAAATGTAGGAATAGATGGAGTAAGTTTAGGAGTATCGAACACTATAATTTTTGGAAATCATACATTCCCTGCCGGAGCTTCGGTCACATCTATAGCTAATCTAACATTTGGATGCCCTGCTTCTGGTTCTTCTCCGATTTTTACGGTAGCTCCAAGTACAGGACAATCTTCAATAAGCTTTTCTCAATGCGTATTAGACGATACTTTAGGAAGTGGGACACCAACTTCAACGATCTCTTCTGCTCCTACAGGATCTGGAAATGTTTTATTACAGATTACAGATAGTGTCCTGACTGCCGGAGCCATTAACCTATCTTTAGGTGCTAATAGCACTGCAAACGTCTCTTATTGCTCTATCAATGATGTGTCAGGAACTACTCCGTGCGTTCTATTGAGTTCAGCTACTGCAATTTTAAATAGTTCTTACAATTCTTATAACTCTGATGTATTTGCTAGCATTCGTTTCACTGCTAATGGACTAGTAACTTCTTTATATGACAGTTTCAACTCCCAAGACCCTTCCGGATTCTATATTAGTTCTTCTGGATCCTTCGGAAGATTTGCTTTTGCAGATGCGATTGCCATAAGTACAGCTACAGGAATCGATCCCCAAATCACTAAGACTCTCTATTCTCAACTGCCTGATGTCTATCCAACAACAAATGGTCAAGTGGTTATTGGTCGCACTGGAAATACACCAGTGGCAACCACTTTAACAGCTGGTACAGGGGTATCGATCACTAATGGGTCGGGAATAATTTCAATTGCTACCTCAGTAGCTCCAGTTACTTGGAATATAATTAATGTCAGTTTAACGATGACCTCAAATAACGGATATATTGTTATATCAGGAATTGGAAGCAACTTAACTCTTCCCACTACTTCAGCGGTTGGAGATCGCCTCATCATTGTAGCCAACGATGTAGCTACTATATTTTCTATAAGGCAGGCAGCTGGTCAAAGAGTGAGATTTGGAAGCTTTTTAAGTACAACTGGAACAGGCGGATCTATTACCTCAGTAGATGATGGTGCTTCTTTGACTTTAGTATGTACTACAGCAAATACAAATTGGTCGGTATACGACTCTTTAGGAAACTTTACAATTATTTAGGAGAGATATGGCTTATTCTAACTCAACAAACAATATCAATATCAACACTCCTATCAGAAGCGTCGCTGCTTCTGCAACGGCTGCTCTTACCGATTATATCATCGAGGTTACTTCTGTTGCTGCTGCTCGCACGATTACTCTTCCAGCTCCTTCTAGTAGCGGTTCAACTTCTACGGTAGGAAAAGTCTATATTGTAAAAAACACTTCAGGCGCTACGACAAATCCTATTACGATTACTCCGACTTCAGGAACCATTGACGGAGCTGCTTCCCTTTCTATCGCTACTGCTTATGGATCTTATATAGTTTATAGCGATGGCACAAGCTGGTATAGCGAAGCAGGAGCTTCTAACTTAACATTTCCAGTATCAGTACCTAACGGAGGTACAGGAGATTCTACTTTAACTAACCACGCGGTGCTCCTTGGACAAGGAACAAGCCCTGTTGCATTCGTAGGCCCAACCGCTACCTCAGGACAAGTGCTTCAAAGCGCAGGATCTTCCGCTGACCCTGCATTTTCTACTGCAACCTACCCATCTACCACGACTCTATCCCAGCTTCTATATAGCTCGGCAACTAATACAGTTGGAGGACTTGCAACGGCTAATAGTGCCTCTCTTGTCACTAACTCCACTGGAGTCCCAGCCTGGTCATCTACTATGACAAATGGACAGATGATTATAGGTAGTACGGGAGCAACACCTGTTTCTGCGACATTAACCGCGGGTGTTGGCATTTTTGTCACCAATGGAGCGGGTTCTGTAACAGTAGCTTCGATGCCCTACACTTCGATCACAGCTAACCAGACTCTTGCAGTATCTAATGGTTATTTCGTGACTTCAGGTGCTCTCTCTTTAGCTTTACCAGCAACATCAGCAGTAGGAGATAAGATTGAATTGATCCTGACAGCAGGAACTTCTTGGACGATTACACAAGCTTCAGGACAGCAAATTGTAATTGGCAATCAATCTACAACTTTAGGAGCTGGTGGATCTTTAGCATCAACAGCCACAGGAGATGCGGTAAGCTTAGTATGTAGTGCTGCAAACACTATATGGTATGTTAGATCTTCTATGGGGAATATTACGGTGACTTAATGTTTGAATTGTTTTTAGTTCGTTCTTCTACTATGTGGCAGCGACCGCTTACTTCTCTCATTTCTCTATGGAATTGGTTCATATCTTGTCTTATTCCCTCCATAAAATTTTGCGTAGAATTTTGTAAAGACATGTGTAGAGGAATAGTTACTCCTAGAATAGTGCCTATCACTAAGATGACTCCAACTAAAAATTCCCAATGTATCTTTTCCTTTTCCATGATATTTGAATCCTTTATAAAGAGAACAGAATAACAGAATGATGAATTTAAAAATATATAAATGTAAAATGTAATGTCCTCTCACTAATTATTTAAGGAGAGCAACAAGGAGAATAAGATATGGAAAAGAAATCAGAAACTGGGATTGCGATCATATCGTGTTCAGCTGGTTCGGTCATAGCAATGCTAACAGCCATGATTGTGTTATTCACACATTTAGACAGTAAAATGGAAAAAAGTATGGCAGAAGGCAGAGCCGAATTGAGACATCAAGATGAAAAATTGATTATGGTAATTAGGGAATTGAGAGATGAGATAAAGGATTCTAAAAAATCATAAGAAACACGAATATGGAAAATACATTAATAATTACTTTAATTGGTGCAATAGTAGCGAATATCGGGACGACCATTATTCTGTTTATCCATGGGGATAATAAGCTTGAGGCGACAATACGGCATCAAGATAATAAACTTTCTCTTGCTATTGCAGAAGGTAGACGAGAACTAATAGAAGCAATTCGAGAAATTAGAGCAGAAATCAAAGACTCAAAACAGTAGGGGAACATGTCCAACAATAACAGTGTCAATAATCGCTTCCTGAACCAGCCAGTCACTCAGACAGCCACTAATTATACAGCATTATTGAGTGATGTTATTATTGAGGTCACAAGCACTAGCGCAGCTCGTACGATCACTCTACCCTCTCCCTCTCTCATCACTGGAGGAGGCAATCTAGGCAAGTCCTACATCATCAAAGATACCTCAGGTGGAGCGAGCGTCAATAACATCACAATCCTCCCTGCTTCTGGAACCATCGACAGTGGAAGCAACATCGTCATCTCTGCCAACTATGGAAGCGTCCAAATCTACTGCGACGGCTCTAACTACTACTCCTCCTACGCTCCAGGAACGGGAACTCTTGGCGTGGTGAAACAGGTATTCACCACAAATGGAACCTATACGCCAACAGTAGGGATGCTCTACTGCGAAATCGAAATGGTAGGAGGAGGAGGAGCTGGTGGTGGAAGTCAAGCTGTTCCAGGAGTCGGCATGTCTTCGGCAGCTGGTGGGGGTGGTGGAGAGTATGCCTTTGGGATCTTTTCTGCCTCTCAGATTGGCACCTCTCAAAGTATCACCATTGGAGCTGGTGGAACTGGCATTGCAGCTTCAACAGGAGGAACGGGAGGCACAACATCAGTAGGATCTCTCATTACT